TCAGAGCTTGCGCCCGCCCAGCGACACGGCGCGCGCAAGCATCTGGGCGATCTGCACTTCGGATCGCAGCAGCCCCTGCGCGCCGCCGTCGATGCGAACATTGACGGTCACGCCGCTCCCGCTCGCGGGCTCGACCACGCCGGCGACCGAGGGGCGGAAGACTTCCGGCCCCCGCTCGCCGACCAGATAGGCGCCGCCGCCCGAGACCGGCCCGCCATCCGCCCGCGAACCCGAAAAAATGCTGCGCACTGCCTGGGCGATGGCGTCCGACAGCCCGCTTCCGCGACCGGATCCGGCCGCCGTACTCACCGCCGCCAGCATGGCCCGGGCCAGTTCGGTCAGGGTCACCTCCCCGTCCGCCGCCGCCCGCGCGAGCGACCGCATCAGGCTTTCTCCGGCGCGGCCGAACGCATCCTCGATCGAGGCGGCCGCCCGTTCGGCCGGCTCCCGCAATCCTTCCAGCGCCGCCGCCGCCTCGGCCGCCTTGATCGGAACAGCGTCCAGGCCTGACGGTTCGAAACTGTCACTCATCCGGCCACGCCTCCGCCATTCGCATAAAGTCGTCGCGTCCCATCGGCGCCGCGGTCGCCGGCGTTTCGGCGAGCATCCGCCACTCCCTCAGCGAGAGCCGCCAGAATCCCTCGGGCGAAACGCCCAGCATCGCCGCGGTCCGGACCATCTCGCTCCACGGCGTCCTCACGCCGCGGCCGCGAAGGCCCTGGCCACCGCCTCCGCCGCCTCTCGAGGATCAATCGCGGCCCGATCCAGATCCGCCGCCAGCTCGCGCTCTCCGCCGCCGCGCAGCAGCGCCGCAAGCACGACCATGAGGTCGCGGCCCGAAAGCGTCCGCATCCGCTCCGCCAGCGCCCCCACGGACTCCAGTCCCAGCGCCGTCTCGATCTCCGCCAACGCTCCCAGCGTCAGGCACAACCGCCGTTCGGACCCGGCCAGCATCGCGCCCGCCTCGCCCCGTGCTCCGTTGATGCCCATCACAGAGCCCCGAACGTCAGTTCCCCGGCGCTGGCCAGACTGATGGCGAACGTCGCCTCACCCTCGTGCTCCCCGGCGTACTCCAGCGCCGCGACCAGGAACGGGCCTTCCAGTGCGCCAAAGTCCGGCACAATCAGCCGCCAGTTCCGGGCGGCCTGGTCAAAGAAGGCCTCGCGGATCAGGGCGTCCGACGCCGCGTCCCGAAAAATCCCCTGCCCCGCCACCGCCGCCGACTTCACGCCGGCGCCGCCCAACAGTTCGCGCCACCGCCCCGCGCTGTCGCCGTCGGTCGCATCGACGGTGCGGGCGTTCAGGCTGATCGTCCGCGCCCTCAAACCCGCCACGGTCGTGAACACGCCTGGCGCGCCCTCGACCTTCAGCAAAATGTCCTTGCCGCGTTGCGCGCTCATGATCCCGTCTCCTCCGTAACGGCGCGCACCCGTAGCACCGCAAATGTCCGCGCGCCGTCCGCGCCTGGAAACACATCGGCGAACGCGACCTTCAGGCTCACCGTCCGCACCCCGTCGGCCTCAATCCCGGCGTTCGTCAGCCGCAACCGCACCGCCGCGAGCACCGCCTTGGCTTCTTCCGTTCCGCGAAACCGGGACACGACCGTCAGGGTCAGCGCGTGCTCGACCCCGCCCCCGTCGGCCTGCACCGGCCGGCTTTCGCTGCGGCCGATCAGAAGGTGCGGAAACGCCGGCCGATCCGGCGGCGCGTCCCAGATCCGCGCCGGTTCGCCCAGCAGGACCTGAACCCCCGCATCGCTCTTCAGATGAGCGATCAGCGCCTTTTGCAGCGCCAATTCGTGCGCGCTCATCGCATCCGCTCCAGGTTCAGTATCGCCTGTCCTCCGACGGTCTCGCCCGAGACGATCCGCCAGTCGCCGCCGCCGAACCTCAGCATCCGCCCGGCCGTCAGCCGCACGTCGGCCCGCGCTTCCGCGGTCACCGTCTCGACGGCGCGCGCCCCGCCAGCCTCTGTTTTCTCGCGTCGCCGCCGGGCCCCCAGCTTCAGCCAGGCCGACCCCAGCGGTTCCCAGCTGACCGACCGGCCGCCATACGGCGTCTCGGCCTCGACGCCTTCGAACAGTCCCGCCAGCGCCCTCACAGCCGCACCGCCCGGTACGCCGCGATCCATCCCTCGACCGGCGCGACGGGCATATTCCGATCGCCCCGCTCATAGGCGCGCAGCGCCAGCATCAGGATCGCCAGCCTCAACGGCGCCGGCGAGGTCGAGGTCAGCGTCAGTCCGACATCCTCCTCGACCCGCGCCCGGGCCGCATTGATCAGCGTCTGGATCAGCTCGTCCTCTGCGTCGTGCTCGACGCGCAGGAACAGCTTCGCCTCCGCCAGGGCGACGGGTGCGGTCATGGAAAACCTCGTTGTCTTGAGAAGGGGCGGCAGGCCATCCGCCTGCCGCCCGTCGCCCGCTGCCTGGACCTCAGCTCACCGCGAACTTCATCACCTTGATGGCGTCGAAATTCTGCACCCCGCCGCCGACCCGCTTGGTGGTGTAGAAGAGCACATAGGGCTTGGCCGAATACGGATCCCTCAGCACCCGCACGCCCGCGCGATCCACGATCAGATAGCCCCGCTGGAAGTCGCCGAAGGCGATCGCCGAGCTGTTGGCCGCTATGTCCGGCATGGTCTCGATCTCTGTGACGCGATAGCCCAGCAGACTGGCCGTCTCGCCCGCCCGTTGCGCGGGCTGCCAGATGTAGTTGCCGTCGGCGTCCTTGAACTTGCGCACGGCGGACACCGTCTTGCGGTTCATCACGAACCGCGCGTTCGGCCGGTACTGGGCCTTGGGCGCATAGACCAGGTCGATCAGCCGGTCCGACGGATTGCTCGGAGCGAAGGCCCCCGCCGCGCCCGACGCCACATGGCCGATCTCGCCCCAGACAGCGCTCGCATCCGCCACGATCGGATAGCTCAGGAACCCCTTCGGCTTGTTCACGCCTTCGCCGGTGACGAAGGCCGCGGTCTCCTGCGCCGCGAAGGCGTCCTCGACCTCGGCCGCCAGCCATTCATCCAGGTCGATCATGGCGTCGTCCAGCAGCGACTGGGTCGCGGCCGGATTGGCGTAGAGATCGGCCGACGGGAACTCCAGCAGCGCCAGCGTCGCCGGGTCCGTCTCGGGCCGCGCCGCCGTCTCGGCCACCCACCCCGCGGCCACGCCCGCCGTCGACACCGGCTTGCGGAACACGCCGGCGCCGATGGTGCGCACAGTGGCGATCTCGCGCATCGGCGATCCGGCCATCAGCCGCCGCTCGATGGCCCGCTCGGTCTGCTCCGGCACGACATAGCCGGCCGAGTTGGATGCCGTGCTCAGTCCCGCCTTCAGCTCCAGCCCGAACGACTGGCCCGTCTTCAGATACCCGTCGAACGCCGCCTTTTCCTCCAGTCCGCCAGAGGCCGGGACCGAGGTAGCAAGCCCCAGTTCCGGCCGCCGCCCTTCGCTCACCACCCGGTCCAGCCGCGCCTGCGCGCTGGCCACCGCCTGGTCGATCCGCGCCACCTTCTCCTCCAGCAGCGTATCGGCCGAAGCCTTCTTCTCGATCTCGTCCAGACGGGCGTCGTTCGCCCCTTTGAACGCCTCGAACGCGGCCATCATTTCATGCATGGCGGCGCGGGCCTCCGGCGTGGCCGGGGCCTGTTTGGTCTCTTTCATGATCTCTCCGGTTGAAGAACCGCGGGTTGCGGTTACGGTCGAGGCGTGAACCGCCTTCTTGGAAAATTATCGCCGGCCGTCGGGTGAGCTCGCGCTTCACCCACCTCGAAACCGCGGTCCTCGACGCCCTCGCCTGGGAGCTGCGCGACGTCGCCCCAGACCTCGCGGGCCAGTTCGCCGAGAGTCTTCCGGGCCAGCGCCGCAACACCGGTTCGGGGCTGTTCACCGAGCTGATCGTCGACCGCACCCGGCCCGCGCCCCTGACCACGCCGACAGGCCGCTTCGGCACCGTCCACGCCATGGTCGGCGACCTGCCCGACCCCGTCGCCTTCCAGGTAGAACTCCGCGCCGGCCGGCTGCTCTATCTGCTCGGCGACGCCTACGGCCAGGACACCCGCGACATCGACTTCGCCACGGTGCCGTTCGATCAGGTGTTCACCATTGATGCGCAGGGCGAGTCGGTCGCCTTCGACCCCGCCGCCCTCATGCCGCCCAGCCCGCTGCTGGACCTGCACGCCTGGCCCGACCCCGCGCCGCCCGCGACGCTCGAGACTCCGCTCGTCAACGTCGACGCCCTTCAGCGCGTCCGGAACGCCTCGCCGCCCGACCCGCTGTCCACGCTTTTCACGACGCAAACCACCGACACGGCGCCGGCCGGCGACCATGAATCCCGCACATCGCTTCTCATCGGCGTGTGGGTCGTCATCGCAGTGGTCGCGCTGATCGCGACCCTGGTGTTCCGCCTGCCCTTCGCCATCGCCGTCTTCGGCGCTGTCATCTTGGGCCGCTGGGTCCGGACGCCGGCGATCCTCTCAAGGATCCAGGGCCTTGTTGAAACCTGGGGAAACCGCGAGTTCAAACCACCCCGAACCTGACCGTTCGCCGGTTGTCGCCTGCCTTGAACCGCGCCCCCGGCAGCATCGGGAACGTCACCAGCGACACCTCCCACAACTCCACCTCGACCAGCACCCGCAGCCGCCCCTCGCGTCGCGCCCGGCTGCTGCGGAACCCGATCGACAACCCGTCCAGCGCCCCGGCTTTCGACAAGGCCCCGGCGAACCGCGCCTCCGCGGACCAGTCCATGACCCGCCCCCGGACGAACAGCCCGCGCTCGTCCTCGATCAGTTCGTCCCAGACCCCGACCACGGCCCGGCTCTCGTGCTGATGCAGCATCCGCACGCCCCGCGCGCCGGTCTTCGCCAGGCTGGCCCCGAAAGCCCCCCTGGCCACCACATCGCCGTTCAGATCCGCCACGCCCCACAGTGAGGCGTAGCCCTCGATCCTCAGACCCGCGTCGACGATTGCGGCGACCGTCATCCCCAGCCCTCCAGCCGTTCCTCGATCCGCTCCACGGCCGCGCGCGTCGCCACGCTCTGCTCTTCCAGCCGCGCCAGACGCTCGGCCACCAGCCGCTGCTCCGCGACCCGGTCCTCCAGCGTCGCGATCCGGGCCGCCGCGCCTCCGGCCCACACCAGCCCGCCAATCGTCTGCACCGTCAGCGCTGCGATCAGCGCCATCGGAATCTTCTTCAGACCGTCCATCAGTCGCCCACTCCCGCCAATCGACGCCGCTCTTCGTCCGTCAGAAAGGCCGCCGCGTTCAGCCGCGCCCACAGCGCGTCGCGCTCAGGCTGCAGCGCCGGCAATCCATCCAGATCCGCCTCGATCCTGATCCCCGCGAACCGACCGCCCAGCCATCCCCCCAGCGCCGCCGCCGTCTTCCGGACCAGGGGCACGACCGTCCCCCGCCAGAAGGCCGCATTGGCCTCGCGATAGTTGGCGTAGGTGGCGTCTCCGGGAATCCCCAACAGCTGCGGCGGGACCCCGAACGCCAGGGCGATCTCCCGCGCCGCGGCGTGCTTGCCGGCGATGAAGTCCATGTCCGCGGGCGTCCAGCTCATGGGTTTCCAGTCGAGGCCGCCTTCCAGGATCATCGGCCTTCCGGCGTTCATCGCCCCGGCATGGCTGTCGTTGACCTGCGCCCTCAGCCCCTCGAACTGCTCGGTCGTCAGCCGTTCGCCGTCCTTCGCCCCATAGACCAGCGCCCCCGACGGCCGCGCCGCATTGTCCAGCAACGCCTTGTTCCACGCCCCCGATGCGTTGTGCACGTCGATGGCCGAGGCTGCCGCCTCCAGCGGCGAAAACCCGTAGTGATCGTCGGTCGGGTGAAACAGCTTCAGCTGCATCACCGGCATCCATCCGTCCGCCCCCCGGCCGATCCGCACCGTCCGCCCGTCCACCGAATAGTCCCAGGCCTCGGCCCAGCCCGCGCGTCCCGGAACCACCTTCACCCGGTCGGGCCGCAGGGTCCAAAGCTCTTCCGGTTCGCCCTCGCCCACCGCCTCGGCATAGGCGTTGCCCGCCGTCTGCAGCGCGCCGTACAGCCCCTCCAGCCACTCCGCCCCCGACTGCTCGGGATTGGGCCGCGCCAGCAACCGCGCCAGCGGATGATCCGACGCCCTTGCCCCGTCCGCGAACACGATCAGCGGCGTCGACGCCGCCGCCTCCGCGATCATCCGGACGCAGCGATAGGCCACAGCGTTCCTGCCGAACCCCTCGACCGCCAGATGGGCGTAGTCGCGCGGCGTCCATCGCGCCCGCCCGCCGCTGGTCAGGGCGATCAGCGCCCCGGCCCGGCTGTCCTTGATTTCGGGCGCGGTTTCACGCCCGCGGCGGCTCACCGGCCAGCGCAGCTTCTGCAT